CATGGGGACGTATTCGTCGCAGTCCTTCAATACCTCGTTATCAAGCCATTTCTGTCCTGCAAGGTATTTCGGCTCGAAGCGTTTTTCAACTTTTCCCACGTCGATTTCAAGCCTGCAAGAAAAATTCATTTCGCCACGACCTTTCTGTGCCACATTCTGCGGCTTCCGGCTTTCAGTCTGGCGCACGAAATAACCTTCCGCGCACCTTCGAGTGTCGCCGGTTTTTCGACTGATCCGTGTTCGCCGGGGACAATTATATCCTCCTCCCGCGCCGTCCATTCCGTCACGCGACGCCCGCTCGCGTCCCGTACCGTGGATTTTGCGTCAAAAGCGTAAAGCACCAACACATCCGCCGGTGCCGTATCTGCGCGGACTACTGCGGTTGTGTCGGTGTAGTACACATTTTGGAGTGTGTAAATGTCATAAACAGCTTTGTGGCTGCTGTCCTCGCCGGTGTGCCGGTAAAGTGTCGCGGTCTTATTCAGAATCATCTCCGCACCTCCATCCGGCATATGCCCACCGCCTCATAAGACCTTCGCGTCGCAAGAGGCTGACCGCCAGTGCGGATATGGGTATGCCATTTACCATCAGAGTTGCAGAGCTGTTCCGGGGGTTTCCGGAGGAAGTGCCGCCGGAGATCGAATAGTCGCCCAGTCTTTCGGCTCCGGCAGACGCAGAAGCATTCCCCGTGACCGCATCCACTCCACCCTGAGAATACAGCATCTCCATCTGATAAGCGGTTGCGCGTTTCACGTTGTCCGTAACATCCTTGATCGGCAGATAAACCACCGAGTCTATAATGTCGCTTGCCATCTGCGCCAGCCTCTCGAATTCCTCCGGCGGGATAGCTGAACCGTTAAATATATTGCTGTAATATTCGGTGTCTATGTATGCCGCCACGATTCACACCTCATTCCTTTGCGTCTGCTTTGGCTTTGTTCTTCTTTTCCTTCTCCGCGGCTGCGGCTTCAAACTCTGCGATGCGCTTCTTGAATTCTTCTTTCTGGCTCTCGAAATCTTCTTTAGCCTTATCGTATTCCTCTGTCTTGGATTCGAGCTGAGAGGCGAGCTCTTTATTGCTCGCCTCCAGTCTTTTGACTGCCTGTTTCAGCTCGGAATTCTCGACGAGAAGCACATCGTAGTTGGTCGCTCCGCCGTTCCGGATGACGTTGCCGCGAGCGTCGATAACGTTATATCCCTGTGCGAGATATTCGTCCACGCGGGAATCGTCAACGAGGTACTCACGACCGCCCTTCTTTACTCTCGTCATGCCGCCACCTCATTACGCTTTGCTGGTGAGGGTGGCGGAACCGGCGTAGTATGCGCGTGCCTCGCGGTCAGCGACCACCAGGGAAATCTTCCGACCGTTGGGGGCGTTGAGGACAGATACACCGTCCCATTCAACCCAACCGGGAATACGGGTCATGTCGGTGCCGTAGGCGGGGAGTTCGGGAGCTTCCGTGCCGACAGCCCAGAAGTAACGGGAACCGGGCAGGAGGTTCGCGCCGACAGGGGAGGTCATGGTAACGGTAAAGTCACCGGATACCGCACCGGACGCGGCAGATGCGGCGGTTACGAAAGAAGCGGTTCCCATGGTGAGACCTTCCACCACGAAATCTACACCAGCTTCCTTATTGGGAAGAATGAACACGTCCTCCTGGGATTCCTCGAAGTAATCCCATTTGCCCTCGCTGCCGGCGGAAGGAGCGTCGAGCTGTGCGAACTCGTAGTTTACAGGGGTGATGATGGAATTGGGATGAACAAGGAACATCAGAATCTGCTTTGCGGTAGCGCCTCTTTCCGCGCCCTCAGTGAAGTCGTAAGAGGTGAGCATGTGGTCGCTGGGAACCACTTCGATAGACACGCTGTCGAGGTTGGCGATGGCTCTCTGGACTGCCGCGCTCTGGTTCTTCACATCGTAGGTACGGTAGAACTGCTGTGCGTTCTTGATGATGGTATCCACGCGGGGGATTACATAGAGAATTCTGCCGCTCGCAGGAACATTGCGCTCGGTCATGGTTTCCATCATGTAATCGAAATATTCCAGAATGTTGGCGGTGGTAAGTACAGCAGAAAATGCCTTGCGACCAGTCAGACCCCAGTCGTCGTAGATGGTAGACACAAGGTACTTATCCATTTCGGGGAACTTCTGAGTTTCGTTGAAGGTTTTCGTGATGTTTGCGATGGACGCCGCCTGGTTGGTTTCACGGATATCGGAAGGGTGCACCAGAGTGCCCCACTTTCTGTGGTTACGGAGAGTCAGGGGGTGCCACTTGTTGTCGTAATTGCGCTTCTTCGCGCCGATGGAGTCGCGGTCTGCGTCGGTACGACCTTTGGTGGACAGGGAGGGGACTTCGATGGTCTTGGAACCAGTCCATCTGTAGTCGGCTTCCTGTTTTCTTGCGAACAGTGCGCCGAAGTGGAGCACATTCGGGTATGCGTTGGAGAGTGCCTGTGCATACTGGGTTGCGTAGTTAAGAGCTGCCATAAGGTTTTATCCTCCTGTTAAATGGTTAATTTGTTTTTGTGGTTCTGACGGAAGTGAATCCGAAATCGAACGGGGACTGCGCGCCGCCGTTGCCGCCGCCTCCGTTGTTCTGCGAACCAGTAGTGAACTGCGGGGGCTGTTTGCCGGTTCCGCCATCCGCTCCGGTTCCTCCGGCGCCGGTACCGGTTCCGCCTTTGCCGTCTTTCCCGTCGGTCTCGTCAGGCGCAAACATGGTCGGGTCATCTTTCTTCAGCGCGGCCATGAATTCGTCCGCTCCCTCAAACTTGCCGTCTACAAGTTTGAGTTTCTTTGCGGTGAAGTCGCTCAGAGCCGCCTTACGAGCGGCTTTGCTGGAGAACTTGAATCCATCAAAGAACTTGTCTGCCGCATGGTTATATGCCTGAGTATCGAGCTTTTCCTGCAGAGCCTTGGTGTCCGTGTCATACTTGGTCTGAAGCGTCTTGATCTGATCGCTCAGAGCGGTGTTGTCACCCACCTGCTTTTTCAGTTCTTCGATGTCCTTGTCACGGTCTGCAAGCTGACCTTTCAGCCCGGAGTTTTCGGTCTGCGCAGTCGCGAGCTGCTGCTGAACCGTAGCAAGGGTACCTTTGGCTGCCTCGATATCCTTGCCGTTTTCGCCCATAACAGAATTGATCTGTTCGTCCGTGAGTCCAAGTCCTTTGAGGTATTCGCGTGTCATGCTGTGTCCTTCCTCCGGCTACGCTTTTTACGAGGTTGCTTCTCTACCGGTTTGGCTATTACGCCGCCAAAGCGAATTTGTTTCGGCAGTTTAACGACGTACCGAGGTCAAATATCAAGGTTTCGCGGCTTTCCTTGCCGCCCACACGGCTTTTTGCGCCGCGCTGTGCCCATATCCATTCACCCATTCGCGTTCTTCGTTTCTGGTACGCTCGACGCGTTCAAGGAAGCCTTTCAGCGCGTCTTTTTTGCGTTTCAGTTTTACCGCCGCTTTGGTATAAGCGTCCCGCAGTTCCTTCTCCACCGCTTCGTCTGTTGCAACTTGGATGGCGGTGTCGAGAGCCAGGCATTCACGCTTTGAAGCGCGGATGGCGCGTTCGTATGCTCTCTGTTCCTGCTGTTGCTCATACATGGTGTTGTTGGGCTTATTGAGGTATTCTTTCGATGGATCGCGGGAAAATGACGGTTTTGAGACTCCCTCAAAGAACGGATAGAAATTGTGGTAGCAATTCCATCCGCACAGTCCGTCGCCGCTGCCATACCCGGTTGTCTCCACAAAATCCTTGTATTTCGGGTGTTTACCTTTGCGGCAGTAAATCCCGCCTTGCCATTCTGCGTGACTGGGTCGCGCTCCGGCGTGTGATGTCACTTCCACCAGATCACAATTCATTTCGTCCATACGGGCGATCTGGAGCTTTGCCGTTGTCTGGTTCGCTCCGGTAAGTATTGCACGCCTGGCGGCTACATCGAGCTTGTCTACATGCCCTGTCGGGTACGCCACAGATTCCATGCCCTTTGCCGCCACTTCTTTGATCGCACCGGTGATTACCTGCTGCGGAGTGTATGCACCGGACATAAGCTCTATCCACGCTTTATCCATTGCGTTGTAAAACGCTTTCTGGGAGGTCTCAGCCGTCGTTCTGGTGAGATTTGTCATAAGTCCTTCCGTTTGTGCCACCCCGGACAAAAGGACGTCACGCAACGCCTGAGAGTGCGCCAGAGGGGTTACCGCGAGCCCCGCCGCCTTATAGATGGAATCATCGAACCGTAACCCCGTGTTTGCCGCGTCTGTGAGCAGACGTTTGATCTCCACGGTCGATTTCTTTGTGGCGCGTGTGAGGTCTTTTTCGACATCCGCGGTCAGCTTTGACATCTGCAGGAGCTTTTCGATCTGCCAAGAGGACGCGGCTCCAATGATATTGGTTTTTATAATCCGCCTTGCGATCTGGCTTACAATGTCCTGCTCAACCTCCGCCCATAAATCCACAAAGGTATTGGGGAGAGTGGCGAGATATTCCGGCGTGAGCATTGCCCATCACCCCCGTTTTCTGAGGTTAAAACGCATAAGATTGAACCGTCCGATGGTCTGCGAATTCTTTACCCGTTTATTTGCGAGCAAGGCACCGATGCCGCCGAAAAAGCCAAATGAGCCTCCGAAGAGGCTTCTTTCTTCATGATATTTCTTTCGTCTTTTCACGCAGATCACCTCAGTACAGAAAGACGATGTTGACGTTGTCGCTGGTGTGGAACACGAGCTTGTTTACGTCAATCATGTCTTCGCTCGTCTCAAAGATACCGGTGTCGGTCAGCGTAATCACCGCGTCGTTGAGCGTAAAGCGCAGTCCCGGCACACCGCTGATTGCGATTTTGCGGATGCCAAAGCCAATGCCGAATGGTGCAGAGCTTTTACCCTTCGCAAGAATCGGCACCATATCCTCTCCGGCTGTTACTGTTCCTTCCCAGCTTCCGAGTTTTCCTCTTGCCATATCAATACTCCTTTCTGGCGATGTAGCCACGATTAAATAACGCTTTATTAAAGTACGCGATGCTGTGTCCCTCGTATGGGCTTGCCGGCTTATATCTGCCGGTGCTTATATCGAAGAATCCGTTTTCTGTTTCCCCGATCGTCACCATTTTTCCGGTAACGCGGAGAATCTGCACATCATCTCCGATAGAGTTAGGGATGATCTTGTACTCACGCCGCGTTGCTTTGCAGACATGCGGTCTTGCAACCACATCGTTTGTCGTGACGGTCACGATGTCGGTCACCACTGTCCTCCGGCGTTCTCCGTCGGTAAGGTGCAATATCCTTTGGATAACTTCGTCCCGGGACATTACGTCAATCTCGTAGACGATCTCCGATTGGTACTTTATAACATCCGTTGTCTGCGTAAGCCGATTGACGAATTTCCGGGTGTATTCCGTGGGCTCTTTGTTGTTTACCAGTTTGGTAAAACCATCCCCTATCAGCCTGTACCGCGGCACCTGCAGGGGATCCTCCTGTATGTTCATGTACGCAAGAACCGCGCTTCTCACAACAAGACTCATACCACACCACTTCCAAATCCCAAAATAACATCGTTGGATGTCTGGTTTTTAATCTCAGCAATCCGCGCCCGCGCTGTTTCTTCGTCCTCGCCGTACCACTTCATGCGGAATTCGTGGGGGAGCATAAGTCCCTGAGAGACTTCCTGCATGTCTCGCGTCCGTTCAACATCGGAATCTGTGACTATGCTGTCGTCCCATACATAGGAGACTTCATAGGTTCCTTCCGGCGCGAGATTGTAAAGCGAGGCGAGGGCGTCAATAGCAGATATTAAAGTCGTCAGCGCGTTTTGGAGTGATTTCTGGATGTCCGTAATCGTGCTGTAGCTCCGCTGCTTCATGGTCTTAATCTCTGTCGCCGTCTTTGCAGAGTATTCCTGCTTCGAGATTGTGCCGTGGGCAAGCCCGCAGTTGTCCTCGATGATTTCCTTAACTCCGTTCAAGCCCTTTGCAAATTCTTCGCCGCGGATGTCCGGGGAGAATTCGCGGAAAAGGTCTTGTGAGGTATTGTCGTCCGTGGAAAACTTATTGGTACGGAATAACCGTTCCTGCCCGGAGGGGATCGCCGGTTTGCCTTTACGGTCTACCTCGAATGCGTCCTCGGATGCGTCGATGGCGCGTTCGCCGCTTTTGTACTCCCACAAATAACTGTCGTAAAGGGAATCCGCCTCGCGGATGTTGTTGATCGCCCTGGCGTAAACCGATACCCCAAGAGGAGACGTTGGTTCTGTCGTGTTACCCTGGGGGATGCTGAAATATGCAAACAGCGGGGAATCCAAAGGCGCGATATGTACCTCCGGCGTGAGCGAAGCCCACTCCGGCACTTCCGAAAGAAGCGCGGGAGAGCCTACTTCCGTTCCGTTAGTGCTTCTGTAACATTCGTTTGTGATCCGGTATCCATTGTTTTCTTTGAAGTGCTTTTCGATGCGGCTGAAAACATCCTTGCCGATGGTTTTTCGTTCAACAAACGCAGCCGAAACTATGTCTCCCTTGCTGTCGAATGAAATGGGGTAAAACATATCCGCCTGCACTATGTCAATGGCGATTTCTTTTCCTTCGCCTCCGACATATTTTATATATGGTTTGAACATCAGTCCGCCGCCGGCGCATCCGTACTCAACGTACCGTCGGAGCTTGCCGCGCAATGCGGCGAATTGTTCTTCTATGTATTTGGCTCTTTCGTTTTCGCCGGTGAAGTTCACCGACATTTCCAGTGTAACAAGCCGTGCAACCTCTGATGCAATGGTACTGGGCAAGTTGAGTGAATGCCCATGCGTTTGAGAAGAAATCCACGGTGCTTCACCTCGGTACAACTGCATCCACAAATCGATGCTTGCTTCCATGTCACCGGTGACTGCCGCGCGATCTTTGGCTATATCGGTGATTCCTGCGTACCTCATTTTTTTGCCAATCCCTCCTATCCAACTCTTGAATTTTTCAAACATCTGCTTCCTCCGTTTATGGTATTACGCTCCGCAACAGTCGTTTGCGCTCCCGCTCGAAACTGTATTCAAATGCGTCAAGCGTGTCAATGTCCGTGGTGCCGTCGTCAAGTCGTTCATCTTCGAGCGATTTGTCGTTCCACAGGGCTTCAGAAAGCGCAGTCTTGAGCGTTCCGCATCCCTCACACAGTCTCAACCTGTTTTGGCTCATCAAACTGCTTGTTAGGCGGATTCGCCCGTTTATGGACGTTTTCGCCGCCTCCTTTACGGTGCACGGAAGTCCTTCATCTCTTGTCGCCAGTTTCAGCCCGCTTATCAAAATCGGTTCCGCGTTATCGCAGTACGCCGTGTCCGCCCGTCCGAAGGTCTCCAAGACTTCTTTCACAAACTCAACAAACGCTTTGTTTAAGTGTACCGGGTCAAGTGTGATCTTTATTTTTCGGCTCAATAGTGCAATAACCTGTTCGTAACCTTCCGTGATGGCAGTTGCCACAAACGCTGTGCCGGAATCTGTGCCGCCAAAGTCAACACCGATGTTTACGGCAATGAAGCGGCGCGGGTCTGCCAATGCGTTTGGAATGTCAAAAGTAGACGGATTTGCCGCATACGCCTGATAGATTACGCCTTGCGCCGCTACCCACAGTCCATTTATAAACCGTTCATAGTAGACTGTTCCGGCGAGCTCTTTTTTAAGATTGCGGACGAAATCCTCCGTGAGAAAAGGATTGTCGTCGAGCGTATACGGCTGGTAATATATATCTGCGTCAGAGTCAAGGAACTTCTTGAACCAGTGCGAAGGATTGTCCGGGTTGCACGTTCCGTCGAATATGCTGTTCGGCTTGTCGAGACGCGTTTTCAGCATCTCGAACACTTCCTGGCTCCATGTGGTTATTTCATCGCCATAGCAATATTCGATTCCGGCACCCTGTATCTTTTTAACGGCTGCTTTGTTGTCTGCACCAAACAGAAAGCACTCTTTCCCGAATAGGTTTACTGTGTTCCGGGTGGTGTTCGGTCTGCCGACAAACTGTTCACCCCAAATCGCCCTCATAGGCTCCAGTACATTACGGAAAAGAGAGCCCTGTGTGTTCCCGATCAAGCATATCAGCCCGCGCCCCTCGCAGTTGCGGATGCGCTTCGGAATAACAAAATAATCCATGTAGGTTTTCCCGGAACGTGTCGCCCCCGTCTTGATGTTCCAACGGTGCGTCGCATTCATGAAGAATTCCTGCTGTTTCTCACTAAAAGGCACTCTTTATCTCCTTCAATACAGCATCAAGGCGTTCCAATGCTTCGGATTCTGTTTCGTCTCTGGCGGTGGGCTTGTGGGCTTCCTGTTCTGCACCACGCTGCGTATCTTCGAGTTTTGCGCCCTGTATGATGAGCTTCAAGGCAGTTTCCGGGTCGTCTATCACCAGATGTTCAAGAGCTTCGAGACCGACTTGCTGTAGTTTCTGCCCCAATTTGATCTGGCGTTCCCGCATCGCGGCTCTGCCTTTTGTCGCTCTCAGAAGTGCCTTGGATTCCACATAGCGGTCATAATCCTTGGCGCGTTCTACCCACCTGTGCCTGGCACTCCAACGGCTCATTAAAGTCTTTGATTTGCCCAACCGTTGTGCAACCTCAGACAAACTGCGTTTATTGTAATCTGCGCCTAAATCGCGGTAAAGAGCAAAGGCTTCGTAGGCTTCTGCGGATTCATCGTCAAGCTGTTCCCAAACAAACTCGTTATTCTGCTTCGCCATTCTCCTTTCCCCTTTCCTTATTCAGCGCGTAACGGTAAATAATATCGCCGTTTTCGTCTCTGCCGTCAGGAACGAGGATTCCGCCGTACTCTTTCGCCGGGCTTGTACCGCCGTCCGGATTATTCCAGTTGGCGCGGAGAAACTGAGCCATAGTCTGGTCGTACCGCATCGCTCGTGCTTTGTTGTTTCCCGTGTTGTAACCAGAAGCGTTGACCCACGGGAAATTGAAATACCGGTCTATCTCCGGTTTGATATCCGAGAAGCGGACATACCCCTTCTCCCTGGCGATAATGATAGCGTTCCCGATGTGTCCGGTCTGGCTGATGTTCCATTCCGGCGGTACGCCACAACAGTTGCAAGCATCGTTGCATTCGCGGCAGAATGCGTCGCTTACATGGAATCTCATTCCGAGACTGTGCGCGTGTTCCCGCATGGCGTGGATGATTGGTGCTTTTATCGCACGGTTCAATCGTTTATAGCCATGCTGTTTGCTGTTCTCCATGTAGAAACGGTGGATGTCGAATCCAGCGATTTTGCTCATTTCGGCGTACCGCTTTTTCAACTGCTCATTTGCCCGCGCTTCCATACAGAAGAATTCGGTTGTAACGCTGTCCGCGCCGGCTTCGTGTGCTTTGGTGATAAGCAGCTTCCAATCCTCAGAAATGCCGATAATATACGGTCTCAGGCGGAGCGTAACGCGATTGCCCTGCGTCGCCAGTCGGCGAATTGCTTCCAGTCGTTCTGCCGGCGAGGGTACGCCTTTTTCGACCGCACGCGCCTTTCTTGCGTCCCCTGTGATGATGCTGATTTTTACATGCCAGTTGTGTGTGTGCTTTGCGAACAACTCCATGTATCGGGGATCCTGCGTCCACCATGCCGCTTTCGTGGAAAAAGAAAGCGGGTAGTCTATTTTATCGAAATACTGAAGCAGTTTCAGCGTTACACCGTTCCGGCGTTCGTATTCGTCGAATTCATCCGCCAGTCCACCCCACTGCATAATCCTCCGTCTCTGGATGTACGGAAAGAATTGCAGTTCTGTCTTCGACACGCCCTCCCGGTCGTTCCTCCTGGCACACTCAAAAAGGTTGATTACCTTATCCGGGTTGACACACCGAACACCACCGCCCATGTATCCGTCGAGCGTATGGCTCTTTTGGAAATACGCAAAACAGTAGAGGCAGTTGTATGCACACTTGCTGTATGTATCCATGCTCATGGGCATGGAACAATCCGCGATCTCCATTGACCATCTCGGACTGCCGTAGTCCTGTTTTAATTTTGTGCTCATCTCTGCCTCCGTCCCGCGCTTACTGCATACGGATTACGGTGGTTCTGGCACCGTCCTTGATGGCTTTGGGGTATCCGTTGTCTGCCGCCCACTGCTGCGCGATGTATGCGCTCTCGAACACAAGCGTAACAAGGAAGCTCGTGCCTGGTGCGGCTGCTTCTTCCTCGCTTTCTTCGTCGTCATCGTCGTACCCAAAATCGTCGTCAAAACCTTCGTTATCCGCAAGCATGATGGCGAGTTCCTGCGGGTCAAATCCGGAAAGAGTCGCGTCCTCCGGGTCGAAGTCTGCGAGCA